TACCATCGTTCAGGTTCGAGCGCAAAACTATAAGAATAATACCTCCTAAAAAGTTGTGTCCTTGAATGGTGTATACCACTTTGTACAGCGCGTAAATTTATAACATCACCCGTTTCTTCATTTAAAATTTCTGAATCATCTAGAGACATTTTTAATGATTTGAGGTGTTCGTAGTTAACGTATGTATTATCATCAGCATTAGTTAAGTAAAATGTATCATAATCAAATGCACTATAAAACTTTTGGTTAACTACCCCTGTATTTTTTGTCTGTATAATAAAAAATAATTCTTTAACGGGATTTATAAAATTTAATCTATACTTATCCAATTTAGACGAAGTTTCTATTATAAATTTATTTTCTTGTATTTGTGATATTACATAATCAGTTTGATTTTCTTTAATTTTTTTCTTTTCAACATCGGTCAGTGATACCATTTCTGTCGTAACTTTAAAACTTTTTATCAGTTTACTCGGTGATAGTCCCGTATATACGGGTTGATCAATACCATCTATTTCACTTAAACAGTTTATACAATCTTCTACCTTGCTTAGTTTAATAACAATTTCTATTTCTTGTTTATCTATTGCACAAATAGGAATAGCGAGTTCGGGGTTATTGTGGAAATAAAATGGTATATCTATAAAGTAATCAGATTTAGTCGTAGCGAATCCCAAGTAATGTAAGATCTCTTCACTCGCCACTTGTTGTCCAGAAAGTTCTAAAGGTGGTTTACCTATAAGTTTAGATAAACATTTTTGTTTTGTTTGTGTTACATAATTATCAGAATAAATAGCTAAAAAATCACGTGGAATTCTCTGTATTAGCTGACCACCTATATAAAGTTCTATATATTCAATCATTGCATGTCCTATACTTTCATTATAACCTATACCCTTTCCATTTGATGCGTCAACCTGACTTTTTAGACTTTGATCAATTGCATCCAAACTTACTTTAAAACTTACTGTTTTTAAAAGGTCACCTTGATCTTGGGGTATGGTACACCTTATAATATTATCAAATTCAATCTCACCTTCAACGTCTAAATCAACAAAGAACGGTGCAAAATTAGAATGTTTTTGAAAATTTTTTATGAAATAGGTATATTCTGGATCATCCGTGAAAAAAGCGTCCTGTGGACCAGATGTTTCTAATTGAACACGACCAGCCATTACTAGTATAACTGACTAAAATTTTAAACCTCCGAGACCGCTTTCGACGTGCAAAACATTATAGTTAACTGCATACACGTAAACTTTGTGTCCAAAAATTGAATCTGGACTGTCGAGTTCTATTTCTATTAAATTGTGTGCAATTCTACTCATATTAACTTGTCCTGTCGGATAGTATGTTTCTGGATTTATTGAAAAACTATACACACCGAAGTTATTTTCTGTAGTCCCTGTGTAATATTTTAGAGGTTGTTCATAGCTTAGCATTAAATTATCGGCGTCTATTATCGTATTATTATTAAATTTCATTGTAACATTTTTAATCGGGTTATATTTAAATACATCGTCGCTTATAGCCAAAAAAAACATTTCTTTCACGGGGTTTTTAAAGTTAAGCATACCAGACTTTTTCGTTTCTCCGGGTTTCATTTTGAACTGGGACAGTTGAATTTGTGTTATAACATATTCGATTGGGCGTGATAATAAGAAATTTTTTTCATTTTCGGTTATATAAAAGAAATCCGTTATTAATGAAACTTTTTTGATTGAAGATGATACATCTGAAGGTGGATCTTCTATAGCACCAGATGAAGTAGTGTACGTTACAGTTATATCTTCCAGCTTTCTAAACTTTATTTCAACCTCGACGAGTTGTTTTGTTATAGCACACGAAGGTAAAGCTAAACTCGGGTGTCTAAAAAAATAGAATGGTAACATTACACTATAATCCCAATCGTAAGAAACAGGTATATAATTACCATGACCAGATAGAAAATAAAGACTTTGGTCGGTATCATCGTGATTGTTATGTATCTGGTTATACATGTATATATAATCACCGGTTATACGTTCAATTGTTTGACCACCTATACGTAAGTCCGCGTATTCTATTATACGAGAACCTACAGATTTATTGTATCTAACATCTTTACCACTAGATACAGTTCCAGTGGGTTGAGGTAAAGTAAATTTCAACATCATACTCCTGATAAGATCGCCTTTATTAGCTGGTATACGACATTCTAGCGACGTATCGAAATTAGGTTCTCCGTCAAAAGGCGTTTCTGTAGCTTCTATAGAGAATTTAGTATGTCTTTTAAAATTTACCAGGAAATACGAAAATTCAGGTTCCCCCGTAAGCCATTGGTCCTGGATACCCGTGACAGCAAGGTTTATTCTACCAGACATTCTTACTCTATGTGAGTAAAATTTTATAAAATAAAACGAGGCGATATATTAGATTAGATGAATCTTCAACTTCGAAAATTCAAACCCGAGGGTATGGCTGATGATAAAGTGTGTGTATTTATTGGTAAGCGTAATACGGGTAAGTCAACACTTGTCACTGATATCCTGTATCACAAAAAGCATTTACCAGCAGGAATAGTTTTATCAGCAACTGAAGAAGGAAATCATTATTATCAACAGTATATACCCGACCTATTCATATACGGTGATTACGATAGAGAAGCTATAGAACGTGTTATGGATAGACAGAAGAAACTCGTGGGTGCAGGTAAACCAAATTGTGGCGCGTTTCTGTTATTAGACGATTGTATGTACGATTCAAAATTTATGAAAGATACGTGTATTCGCCAATGCTTTATGAATGGTCGTCACTGGAAGATATTTTTCATGTTAACTATGCAATACTGTATGGATTTACCACCGGCACTCAGGGCGAATATAGATTACGTTTTTATTTTACGTGAAAATATCATTCAAAATCGAGAGAAGTTATATAAAAACTTTTTTGGTATATTTCCAACGTTCGAAATGTTCAATAAAGTTATGGACTCGTGTACAGAGAACTACGAATGTTTAGTTTTAGATAATACATCAAAGAGTAATAGAATAGAAGATTGTGTTTTTTGGTACAAGGCAACCTTACGTAAAAACTTTAAGGTCGGTGCACCTCAATATTGGCAAACACATAAGAAGATGTTTAATCCGAGACACGGTAACATGAAGATTGGTGATCGTAACACAGTTAAAAAAACGACCCCATTAAAGGTTATTAAGAAGAAATGATACGAGTTTTATCTAGAAAAATATGTACAGCTTTAAACATAACACCAACACCACCCACTAAAAATATATCATTAGTATACCCAGCGTTTAACGAAATAAACACTCCTACGTATAACACAGACGAAGGGTACCGTATACTGATCGATGTTTGTCACGAAACAAAAACGCTTTATATAGATCACGACATGTCTAATTATGATGAATTAAACGATTTACCTAGAATAGTAAAAACCTTTGGTTGTTTGTACCCACATTATACTTTACGTAAATAATCCAGGCTATCGCGTAAACGTAAAAAAACGAAAAACACATGTTATGGTATATGACAGACGTTTATACTATGAATCTTTCTGAAAATTCGGACGGTATGGTTAATTTAAATAATAACAAATCGACTAATTTTATCGAGAATAATGAATCAAATTCTTTACCTCCAACTACATTTTCTCCGCAGCAACAGCAACAACAAATGCCGAATATTTCGCTCGAAAAAAATCTAAGTGAAAATAAACAGATAATGGATTCTACGTCAATTTCCGATATAATGGGACAACCAGAAGCACCACTCGAACCACCAATGATGTCACAAGATCCTCGCATGACACAAATGCAAATGCAAACACCAATGATGCAAGCACAAGCGCCACAACAAGTAACACAACAAGCTCAATCAAATAACAATAAAGGTAACAGTAATCCATTTAATTTAACGGATGAACAGTTTCAAGTTCTCGTAGTCGCAGTATGTACTGCGATAGCAATTAGTAAGCCAGTTCAAGAAAAACTCGCGAACTTCGTACCATCGTTTCTTAACGACCAGGGGAACCGAAGTATGGTTGGTTTAGCGTCAACTGGTGTAGCTGCCGCAGTTGTATTTTATGTTATTAAAAAATACACTTAATTATGCATTATTTATAGAATTTGAGAAAAATCCTTCTAATCCTTTATCTCTTGTTAAGATAGGATAAGCAAGAATCATACCAATTACAAACCCAGTTACGCGAAGTGAATAGACAATACCTGTACTTCTCGCATCTTTCCCGTAATTCTTATAATGTTCTTGTATTTTCTTATCGAAAACTTGTGTGACAAGTATAGCAAAAAGGTACGCTAAGAATGATATCACGACAAGACCCTGAAAGTCAATGGACGCGTACCCGAAAAATGCACCACCTTTCATTAATCTATTAATGAAAATGGGCGCGATTAAATGTAGGAGTGTCATGTTAAACCAGTAGTTATCGAAGAGTAATGGGGAAGTGTTCATACCCATGAGAAGAGTCCAAAGAAAGACAGATGTACCAAGACCTTTATATGTTATTCCGTTTTCGGACATTATTATTTAATAGTAACAAAGATTATTTATCCTGTACATACTTATTACAAAACTTAGTTTTCTTTGGAATTTCTTCATATATACCTAATTCTACACACATTTCGCGTAACTCCTTGAAGTTTTTCCAATACTCTTTACTATGTGAATACTCGTCTACAGTGGAGTGTGCGAGTTCATGTAAAAGAACGTGGAAAATTTCATTCGAATCACCGTCTATACACAAACCTATTTCAGTTCCCTTGTTCGTGTTATACCCTATAGCCCCTTTAGCAATACTGTAATGTGCCGTTATGGGTACTTCCGTCTGTAACATTTCAAAATTCTTATTTTCAGTTTCTATGAGGTGTTCCCTGAGAATTCCATACTTTTCGCGGACCTCGGTTATTTCCTGTGGCTCATTAGTGTTGAGTAGTAAAAATACGTTTATGATAAGTAGAAGTATAACGAGTATCATCTTACCATAAACCTATATAAAAAATCAAATTGAAAAAAAATACCAAGTAAAGGTATATGAGTAACTCCAACCCCAATGTTCCCCAGGAACTTCGTAACCTCGGTGTTAGGAACATGAATATTACATCCCTTAATCTATCACGTAAA